TTCGACAGTGATGTTGCGCCACGCTCGTTTCGCATCGGCGGCGACGTCAATCTGCACTTTGTTGCGCGTAGGATTCGAGCATCGTACGACGTTGTCGCGGAACACGAAACTCGGGAACAAGTCGAGCTGCGAGACGTCGATCGTCGCTCCGCTAGGAACCGAAGATGCAGTGACGACCAATTGCGCGAGCGCAGGTGCTTGACCGAAACGGATCCGTGTATCGCGATTGTCGGTGTTGATCAAGATGTCATCGAGCGCCGGCGTAGCGTCGATCTGCGCGAGCATACTCGCTGCGAGTAGTTCGTTCGTCGCAGGTACCCCGCCCGAACGCACGACGCTTACCGTGACTGGCGAACCGAGCCCCGCACCGCTGAACTGTAGAGAATAGGTCCCGTTCGTCGGGGTACCTCCGATCTCGATGTCCCACGGTTGCGGGTCGATCCGCTGCCGCGCGAATACAGGCTGGCCAGAGTAGTGCTTGTGATCGAACAGGCAGTTCTCGATCGTGATCGTGCCGCCACGCATCTGGAAGTACCCGACGTCGTCGGCACCTCGGTTGAACCTCCATAGACCGTCGGAGGTGTTCGCGATGTCGGCGACCCCGGTGAACGTACAGCCACTGAACGCCCAGTCGTAGCCGGTGGACTCGGCGTTGTAGCACGCCATGCCGTTATTATCCATCGCCATGACGTGGCAGTTGGACACCCTGATATGATTACCGCCTAACGTCAACCCGGTGATATTGCAGTTGGAGATCGTGACATACTCTGCATTGCCGTGAGTGTTTACCGCTCCGACTTCGCCGAGGTTTTGCCCGCACATCACGTTCGAGATCGAGACCTGGCGACACACGACGTTATCAGGACTATCACCCCCGCCCGTCGTGATCGCGTGGCGGCTCGTATGGCCGATCAACCCGTCGACCACGCATCGCTGTACGTTAGCGAGATTCAGGCAGTAGTTCAGCGCGATCAGGTCGTTCGAATCGAAGCAGACGATATCTCTAATCGTGCACCGATACGCCCTCGCGAGCAGCAGCATCGAGTAGTCGGTATTCGACAATCGAAGCTTGCTGAAGAAACTATCTGCAGCGTATCGGATATTGAGTAGGCTGATCGTACCCTCGCCAGGTCCGATGATCTCGAGTCCGTGGATATCGATGCGAATCGGATCGACTCTGCGGACATCCGTATGCGCGGCCTCGTACGATCCGAACAACGGCGCGTCGATCTCGATCTCGGTCGGAGAGGCTACGTCTGTAACTGTGCAGAACTCGCCTTGATTGTAGTAATCGCGCTCGTTGCTGAAACTACCTGGCCGAGTATCGATGAGCGAGATCTGATCCCCGACAGCGAGTCCGTGAGCGGCCGCGAACGTAATGGTAGGCGACCCCTCTGGAAGATCTGATGCCAGATCTGCGATCGCGGTCGACGATCCGGACGCGTAGATGCACGAGTCGTTGTCTAGGGCGCTGACTGTCGCGTCACTGAAATCCAAGACCGCGTTACCGCCGAATCCTACGAGAGATACTCCGGATGGGAGCGTGACCGTCTCGGTAAGCGAGAGCGGTTCGTCAATAGCGACCACGCCGTTCTGCGAAGCAGCAGCAGCCACGGCGGCCTGCATTCGCTCGTCATCCGTGCCGTTGAAATCGGACGGACTGATAAACACGCGGGTGCGCAGGTGCTCGATCCACTGACCGTGGTTGTTGTCGACGTAGTTCTGGTGCTCTGCTTTGAGCGTCTGACCAGCTACCAGTCCGTTCGCGAGCACGGCAGGGTCTGGCTCGACTTTCGTCGGCTCACCTGCGAGTGGTCCCACGGTCCAGTTGTTGTTCGTCGCTGGGATTCTCGGATCGTCGATTGGGCGTGGCATGACTATGCGATTCTCCTGATTGACGCGAGCAGCTGCGCGTCGTCTATTTGGCTATCTGAGCTATCGATGATCCCCGCTCCGTCTTGCGGGGCGTCGATCGAATCGTTGAGGAATACGTTTGGAGGCGCCAGGACGTAGTCGATCGCTACACCGCCCGCGCGAGCACGGTAAAGCATCTGCGCTAGATAGGCGACCGCAGTAGGATCGTAATCGCCGTCCAGTACAGCTCCGATCGTGATCTGTGCGGGATACGTCTCAGAGTATTCGAAGATCTCGTTATCGGTGAGCGCTTCGACAATGCGCAGTAGCGTCTCGGTTGCGCCTTTACTCGACAATACGAGCTGCGATTGCGCGAGCAACAGCCTGCGGTAGTACTCATCGTCTAGACCGTCTCGCGGGCGATCGATAAGTGCTCCGAGTTTGTCGAGCCGATCGCCTGTTCCGCTCGCGATATCGAAACCTTCGACGATCTCATTCGTCGCGTCACGTAGCGCTGCGTGTCGATCCGCGATCGCTTGTGTGATCGCCTGCGCGAACGGGCCGTCTCGCAGGAATCCGAAGATCCGCGAGAGCAGTATCCCGCGAAGAGACTCCACGTCCGCAGCGTCGCCGATCCAGTGAGTAGTTGGCCAAGTCATACTGCGACGAACACCAGCCGATCCGTGGAATCAAAGACGATGCGCTGCCGAATCGAAGCAACGATCTTCGCGGTAGACCAGCTCGAGCCGTTCGCCGAGAACTCAACCGTGATCGCATCGATGCCAGGTAGATCGAGATCAGCAACCGCCTGCACGACCTTGTACGCGACCGCATCCTCGCCGATCTCGAGACCGTAATCTGCAAGGCCGTTGCGGATCGCTTGCTCTTGCGTCGGACTAGGAGCCTCCTCGGCGCCCGTGTTTGTCACGGTGATTCGCATCCATCGATTGAGGTTCTGCACCCGATCGAATCCGACGGTGACGTTCTGTCCGGGGCGGACCTCGTGCAGCTCCGAGTAGCTCGTACCGTAGAGTTCGATCCCGCCAGGCCGCTTCGACAAAATCGCCTCTGCGATCTCCGTATCGTCGCCGCCTTCGACCACTACGTTGATCGACTTCGGCGGTAGTCCGTTCGCATCTGTCGCGAGGCTCGTGTTATCCCACGCACGTACGTACGTCACCCCGTCGACCTTCGACACTACGGACTCGATCGCATCGAGCGGGCCGGAGCCGCGGATATAGACCTCAACCGCATGCTTCGCCCGCAGGGACGCGTCCGATTCTTGCGGTGCTCCGACAACCTCGGTCGCGGTCGACTCGTACGTTTGCCAACCGCTCACGACGTCTAGGATCGTCCACTCATCGTCTGCGCCAGGGTCGAGCGCGAGCGCTGAGTCGGCGACCACGTCGACCGTCGCGGGAAGCGTGTGCGGGCCGTCTGCGACTCGCCAGATCGTTCCGTCGATATCGTGCTGCACGCGAGCACCGTCCGGGATAATCGTCCCTGCGATCCCGCCCGCGAGTCCGGCCGCGCGAGAGTATTGCGCTGGATCTCGCTCGACTCCGACGGTTCGGAGTACGCGATCGAGATTCGTTCCCTCCGCGTTCAGCGAGTTCGCCTCGTACACTTCTACGAGCGTCTCTTGGTATGACGCCTCGTTCTCTGCGACGATCCGCAACAGCAATCCGAGAAGGTTCCGAGGATCCGTGCTGATATACTGCCGAGTCTCATCGGTGAGCTCGAGCGACGCGGCGATCGTCGTTAGGAGATCTTCGAAGATCTCGGACATCGTATCGGTCTCGAGACCGCTATCGGTTAGGTTCATGCCTCTACCTCCGTTACGACCCCGAAGACCTCGCTGCCAGAGCGAATATTCGCCGTCATGGTCAACGTATTGCCATCGAGATCTGCCTGCATCTCGCCCTCGATCGAGTCGACTCCCGGCGTTGTGAGAATCTCTGCGGTCAGTAGTCCAATCACGCCGTCGACCGGCTGAAATCCGAATACGTTGTCGAGATAGTCGATTCCGATATCTCGATTATACGCGCACTCGCGGGCCCATACGCTCAGATGGACCTGAACGCGCTGCGCAACCTCAGCGCGCCTTGACTCGCATTCGACGAATCCGTACGGGCCTAGCTCGAAATCTCCGTTGAGAATCTTGATATCTCTCATTGGATCTGCACCTTCACCGAGACAGCGGCGGATATAGCTTCGAGCACGGCCAGCACGGCGCCTTTCATCGCGTTCAGTGCAGTGGCGTCAGCTGTAGTGAACGCCAGATTCGTGATCACATCCGAAGCGTCGCTCGCAACGGCTGCGAGGGCAGTCCCTCGCAACGCGTACTCAGTCGCCCCTGATCCGAGCCGTACGATCGGAGACTCGATCACAAGCGCGGCTGGGTTGACTCCGACTCGCGGGATCGTCCGCGGCGTAAGTCCGGGAAGAAACACAGCGTCGGCGACGTTGTGCGTTCGCGGATTGATCGGATCTCCGGGAATCCCGGTCGAGAGCCACTGATCAGCAGAACGATCCATAAAAACGCACAGACCGGCGTCGCCAGGCGCGATCACGGGTGCGACGTAGCTTAGCAGACCGCCGTAGATCAGCACCGGAATCTGCGGTACTACGATCGGAGCAGTCGGAATATCGTCGCGACGCACGGCGGACGGTACGAGCATCACATCGACAAGCTGTGACGCCGAGTCGTACGCGATCACGGTCGCAGGCGCTGCTACGCGGAGGTCGACGTTGATCCGCCGAGAGAGCTGTTGCAGCAATTGACCGAGCCCCGCCTCGCCGGTGAGATCCTCAACGTCGTCAATCCTATCCTGCGACAAGGCGCACCTCCAAGTTACTTGCCCACGGCTGCGACGAGTGCGTGTCTCCGCTGTGCTCTACCGAGTCGATTCGCGATCGAATTCCGCGGCAGACCACGCTTCGCCCGGGCGTCAAAAACGGATCGAAGAAAGTCGAGAGGTACGATCGATCGCCGCTCTGCTCTGGGTCTGATAGCAGCACGGTAGTTACGTCAAGCGCAGGGCCGGGCAACGCGAAGCGCTGCGGCACCATGTACAGCAGCGAATCGCGAACCCACCAGCGGGCTCGCAGTTGTCTCGCCGCGTTGTCGACGATATCTGCCGCACGGATCTGCCCAGACAACCTCGTGAGGTGCACCGTCGCAGTGGGTACGGTCGATGCGATCGCTTGCGCAACGCTGGGCGATTTGCCGATCGGATATCCGCTCGCAGCCCATAGAGCCAGCGCGACCTCGATCTGCTCCGCCGCCGTCAAAGCCTTCGCTCCGTAGGCCGCGTCGTACGTGACCTCGCTGAGAGCCGCGCCAGCGTCGTCCGCCGCGATAAAACACGTGCGGTCCGGTCCGCTGCGCCGACCCGCGTCCAACTCTCGCACGTCCCCGAGAAACAGCGGTTGCATGACCAGATCGTAGCCAGCCATCACTCGCAGGATCGATCGCCCGGTTACGACCCACTGCGCCTGCAGTGCTGCTCCGCGTTCTGGAGCGAGTCCGTATATCGTTAGATCGCAGTGATCGGGCTGGCGATCGATCGATCGCGAGATTCGAAACGAGATACGAGGTCCGCGACCGTCGATATTCGCAGCGATCTGCGTGTCGAGCTGCACGCTCACGCCCGGGCGGAAGTATCGTGGCAGCGTCACGCGGTCGCCTCCCTGTAATACAGGAACGATCGCTTATCGGCTGAGTCGAGCGTCGGAGGTTCGCGATCGATCGAGTAGCAGAATAGCTCCCCTGCAGGTATCCGCGAATCGTAGCGATAAGCTCGCCATAAGTCGATCCCGGGCACGATCTTATCAGGCCCGCAGATCTGCACGGCCGCCTCGTCTAGCGTCCTCAGATACCAGCGATCGGCGTAGTGACGAATGTCCAAGATCACGCGAATTCCGTTGAGCGTGATCGGAATCTTCGACGCGTAGACGCGCGGCGATTCTCGGATCTTGATCGAAATCACGCTCATCCAAGCCCTCCGGGATCGGGGACCGAGGATCCGGACTGTCCGCCCGAATTGAACGATCCGTAATGCGATGCGATCAACGAATCGACGTCCATCGCCACGTCAACGAGGATCGGGCTCGCGATCTGAATCTCCGAAAACGATATCGTGAGGTCGACCTTCTCGCCTTCGCCATGACGGTCCTCGAGCGACGTGATTACCATCGACGGATAGACTCCGACCGGCGTTGTAACGATCACGATGTCGCGACGATCCGCGATCGCTTTGAGCTTCGCTAGTTCGATGAGATCAAGTCTCGCGATTCCGAATGGAATCGGCGGGCGGAAGACCGATAGCGGAGTGGCGGTCAAGATCCCGCTGACTGTGAGTTCGAGCGGCTGGCGAATCACATCCTGCGCGACGTGCCGCTCAACGGGCGAGCGAGTAGCCTCGTATCGCTTCGATCCTTGGATAGATCGCGTAACATCGAGCCGCACGCGACCTGGCAGCGGGATATCCGTATTCGAGATCAGGAACGAAACCAGTGCCCCTAGAGTCGCTGGATCGCGAGCCCAGATCGCGACGGAGTTCGGCTGCATGCGGAGTCCGATCATCGTGCAAACTCCGTCTTGACCATCTTACTCGCGCGAGAGACTTCGTCGCGGAACAGCGCTCGAAATGCCTCTACAACGCTAGAGCCTGCCATCGAGGGGTCGGTTACGCTCGATAGATCGTTGTTCACAGCGATCGTGAACGTGTTGTTTATCGTGCTGATCAGCACCTGCGGCTCCGCTCCGCGAGTAATCGAGCTAAGCGGTACATCCGGAACGTTCGTATCTCCGAGGATGCTCGATAGAAACGGGTCCTTAGTGCGAATCGACTGTCCGCTGCTTTTCTCGAGCGAATCGATGATAGCGTCGCGGGCTACGTCGCTTGCGACTCCTTCCAGTAATAGTCGAGAGCCTTCCTCTAACGCTTTGTCGATAGCGACTGGATCGATCGTGCCTAGACGATCTCCGATCGACTGCGCTTCTGTATCGAGTCCGAATCCTCGTGCACCTTCGGCGAACAATCCTTTCGCGATCGCTTGCTGTAGGGCTGTAGAGCTCTTTGCCGGCGCTTCTTTGCGTGCGTTAGTCGAGTCTCGGAATCTATCGCGCAACTCCTTCAACTGATCGTCGGTCCCGCCCAGCTCGCGGAATCGTTTCTCCACGTCTGAATCGACGGCGAGCTCTCCCTCGGCGATCGCCTGCGAGAGGGATACCAGTTCGTCGAATCCTGCCAGCGTTCGCAGGTTCGCGGCCGCTCTCCCTGATGACACGAATGTCTCGCGAGACTCTTTTTGCGCCAGCCCAGCGTTCTGCTCGATCGCGACTCTGCGGCGAAGCTCGCGGTCGGCTGCCATTCGCAGCTCCTCGCCGTCAAGAGAGCTGAGATCCCCGATTGCACGAAGCCGTGCCTCTGCGCCCCTCCGCGTACCGGCATCAGTCGATTCTACGAGCTGACGTATCGTGTTCCTGTCCGCGTTTCGGAGAATCTCTCCGGGGCCTCCGCTCGCGAAATCTCTACCCCCAAGCCCCCGCGTCCAAGTATTTGCGATCGCAGCATCCGCACGCAACACGCTCGCAGTCACAGCGTCGTACTCGAGCTTGACACCCGTCGCGGCCTCTTGGATCTTGCGCATCGCGGTCACGCGAAACGCCTCTGCTTTCTCTGTATCGCTAAGCTGATCTACGGTCTTGCCGAGCGAATCGGCGTAGAGCTTGTGCGCCTGCTCGACCTTCAGCACGATTCCGAGGTTGTCAAGCATCTCAGTACTGTTACGCCCGAGACCTGCCGCGAGTGACTCGAGTGCACGTGCGGTATCGATTCCAAGCTTCGCTCCGAGTTTTTGCGCCGCGCCTGCGAGGTCGGCAAACTCGCTTGCGTTTTTCACGACGCCGAGCGATACGAGCTGATTCGCAGCGCGAGCGAGCGTGAAGTCATCGACCAATCCTTGCGTAGCCTTGCGCGCGGGCTCGATCGAGAATGCGAGGTTCTGGAAAACCGCCTGCACCTGCGCTGCATTGCTCGCGAGATCGCTAGCCGACTTCGCGACTCCTCCGACGATCTGTACAGTGGCACTCGCCGCGCTCGCGATTCCTAGTGGACCTCCTTTGAGCAACGCAAACGCGCCAGCGGCCGAGCTGAGCGTGCCTGATTGCCCGGTAAGCCCTGCCAGTGCGCCGCCGATCCCTGCGAGCGCTCGCTTGGCGGCGGAACCCTTACTCGCAAGCTCTTCGAGCGCCTTCGCCTCGCGGCGCAGCGCGTCCTCGGTGCGCTTCGCCTCGCGGGCGTAGTCGCGTTGATCGGCTTTCAGCGCGCGCAGGGCCACGCCCGCATCTTTCAGCGGCTGCGTCGACCCTTTGATCGACAACGCGATTACGAGCTCTTTGATCGTTTCCACGAATCCTCTGCGTTTCGGTGCGCGGCCGCACGCCACGATTGCGCGACCTCATCGATCTCATCGAGCGCGAGCGCGTCATCGAGCGATAGGTTGTCGCGGAGGTTGAGATACATATCGCCCGATACTCCACCGTTAGGCAGTGTTACCAATCGACCGATTAGCGGGTGAACGTTTGCGTACGCTATCCCGCGGTGTCGATCGGCCCCGTCTCGGAAGGGCTCCCAATCATCGAGAGGGAGCCGAGAGTAAAACCCAGGAAGTTATGCCTCGCCGCGAACTCGCAGACATTCAGCAAGTGCACGTATTCGCCTGCGAAATGATCGTCGAATCCATCGACCACGCTCCCCGGCTTGCCGATTGGCCGCAGTGCGTTGCACTTGACGCGCTTCAGTAGATCTTTGATCGGCAGTCCAGATCCCGCTCTCTCTGACACGCGAACGAAGATCGCAGCCGCTACGCCGGGATCGCGGAGCACCTCCGACGAGCCAGTGAGGATCAGCCGAAGCACAGCGTCACCGAGTAGTGCCGACAACTTCGGTAATAGATCGACACCAGCGATCGCGCCGAGTTTCGTTGACGTATAGACCAGTCCGTCAATCGTCGCCTGCGTTGTGTTATCGCGGAAATTCGGCTCGATCATACGGTGTCCATGCCTCCGACCGCGAACACTCGCAACGTCGCGACAAGGAACGTCCACTGTACAGATCCGCGTTGCGTGCCGAACGTTTTCGTCGGTGGCCCAGCGATACGGACTCCGTCAGCTTCGATCCGCGTCGTACCGTTGAGGTCCTTCAGCACGAGTACCCCCACCATGTTTCTCGTAGCCCTATCTGCTGTGCGGATCGCCGATAGATAGCCGTTCGTAGGAGAACTCGCGCTAATCGTGATCTGGATCGTACCCGTGCGCTTCGGCTGAAACACGTAGGTGACGTTGCCGAACGCATCGGCTTCGAGCACCCAATCAGGGCTATCCTGCGAGATCGAGAGGAAGTCGCCCTCGATCACGCCGTCTAGAACGTCGAACGTACCGATCGGTACTGTGTACGATCCGACGAGCTGCGTGAGGTCGTATTGTCTTACTTCGTTAGCCATTATTCTCTAGCCTCCACCGCGAAGATGACTCGCTCGATGCCGTTGCGCAGGTATACCACGCTCTGCAGAGAGAGCACTCGATCCGTACGATCCGCAGCGCTGATAGTCGCGAGGTCGGGCGCCACGATCAACGGGGTGATCTCGCCCTCGAAAGGCTCGCCCTCGGGTACGGCGAACTCGAGCAGGTGACCCGCTGCGATCCCACGAGCGTTGACGTCCTGCAACGCTGCGGCGACTCGGTTGATGCCGGCCTGATCGTAGCCGATCATGTGCGTCTCGCCGAGCTGCAATCGCAGGATCGCTTCTTCGTACCTCGCGGTGAGCCAATCCAGCGTGGTCGTGATATCGATTCGCCGCCCGGTCGAAACCCAGCCCTGCGCAGTGAAGGCTTGCACGACGTTGCCCGAGCTCGTGACGTGTTCTGAGAAGTAATTTCCGAATCGACTACGGATAGCCTCTACCTGCACAGAGTTCAGGTTCGACGGCGTGATTCCGTTGAGTCGCTTGAACGCCCACGCGCCTTTGCGGACGTCTAGATCGTAGGTCAAGCACCGACTCGACCACGCGGCGTCTCGGAACTCGGAGTCATCGTCGTGATAGACAATCACAGTCCGCGTGTAGCCTGCATCGCTTAGCAGCGCACCGATATCAGTGTCGAGAGTGACGTTCGTGATCGACGCGCCACCCGGTGCGGAGCTCGTGATCGTCCCTGCATCGATCGCGTCAACGAGCGTGATCGTAAGCTGATTCGTCGACACCGTGACGTCTGCCAGAACCTCGTCTAGATCGGACTCTGCGAGCAGGTTCGTCCGCATCTGTGTTGCGAGGTCGTTGTTCGTCGCAGGCGTCCCGCCGCTTCGGACTACGTCGACGTTGACCGGTGCGGATAGTCCGTAGCCGGTGAACGTCAATCGGTAGGTGCCGTTAGCAGCGGTGCCGCCGATCGTCGCCGTGTAGCTGCGACCACCCCCGATAAACGACGCGGCGTCTGTCTGTGCGATCGCGATTTTGTTTCGCGACTCAGTCCACTCCGCGAGCTCCTCGATCTCTGCATCGGTTCGCAAAGTGTTGTGCGTGCAGTACCACGCACCAGCGCCTGCGAGTTCGATCGCATCGAGGGCTTCGGTCAACGTCTCGCCGCTGAGTCGCTTTCCGATGTAAAAGCTCGCGACGTGTGGTTGCTGTGCGAGCACGGCTTGGCCGAACGCGTACGGGGCCGACGAGCTCGAGAACCCGAACGTGGTCACATCTGCGAGACTCGTGAACGGGCCTTGCAATCGCGATCCAGCGATCGAGTTTTCGAACACGAGCAACGGGCGTCCGAAGCTTGCGCGAGTCGGTCCGGTCCCGCTAAGCGAGATCGAGATCAAAACGTAATACGAGACGGGGACTGCCATTATCTATCTCCTTCCAATCGCTCGACCCTGCGCTCTAGTCGATCGAAACGATCGGTGATGTTGTCGATTCCGGATTCAGCCTTCGCGGCTGAAATCGCGAGATCTGTGAGTCGATCGGAAATATCGTCGTACGCACCTTTCGCCAGCGCGCCTCCTCCGATCGCAGTGGTCACCAGCGCGAGTAGCTGCAGCGCTTCGCCGAATCGGATCCTAGAGTCGTTCTGTGTCGACATTGACTTCCTCGATCGTGCTGATTGGCCACGCTGCGAGAACGCGCTGTGTGATCGAAAACTGCATCGCTGCTCGTGACTCCCACTTCGATCCTGCGATCGCCGTCAGATCGATCGTAGGGCTGGCGTTTCCGACGATCGCAACGCCTTGTGAATCGAGTAGCTGCGCGGTCGCAGGGTTCCCCTGCTCCATGCGAATCGCAGTCAACAGCGCCGCAGAGCGGTGACGCGTCCGCGAAAACGCTTGGACTTCGATGGTCGAGATCAGCTCCGAGGTCGAGTATCGGCAGATCGCGGACGTATCGACTACGTGCGATGCCAGGCCCGCGGTGCGCACTCCGTAGAGCTGCCCCTCGATC